AAGCAACTCTAGAAGAGGTGTTCGATTTAAATGAGGGCGATTTGTTGTATATCCCGAAAGGGAAATATCATAGAGTAGATACTCTAAGTCCACGAATATCGATTAGTTTTCACTTTCATGAGCCACCAGCTTATGATGGAAGAAAGGATTGGTATGACTGGAAGCCGTAGGAGAGAATTATGGCAAATATGAATAACATGGGTCAGTTCGCTGGTGACATGGATAGAAATGAAGTTGAGATAGACCTTAATAAATTTATGTCCTTATTGCAAGAGAAGTCCGAACTCAAAGATAGAATCAGGGAGTTGGAAGATGTGAATAATGTCAACCCATACCAAAAGTGGATTTTCTTTGCACAAGCAATTGACAGTTGGAGAATATTCCCAAGATTATTTTTAAGTGTATATATTTTCTTATTATACTATGCTACAATGTGGTTTATGGATTTACCCGAGCCATCATTAGAACAATCAGGTTTGATTTCAGTATTAGTCGGAGCAGGCGCAGCTTGGTTTGGTTTATACGCTGGAACACACAAAGCCCCAACAGCTGGTCAGGAAGGACAGAAAAAATAGTTCTTGACAACAAATGAAAATTTGTGTATAATATAATATATTATGGAAAATACAATAAACAAAAAAACTTGCCAGATGTGGAACTCAGAAACAAAGTCCTTCGAGACTTGGTATTGGGACGACTGCGAGTTTTGTGGTAAATTAGTAAACCACGAAACAGGCGAGTGTGATGAATATAAGTGCTGGAGATAGATGAACTTATTTTACTTAGACGAAGATTTAGATAAGTGTGCAGAATACCATGTAGATAAACACATTGTAAAAATGCCACTAGAAGCCGCACAGCTAATGTGCACAACTGTCTGGGTAGATAAAGTTTTGGGATTTATCCCTAGAGCTTTGAACAAAGAGGAAAGTAAAGTCCTCAATGAGGCGAAAGCCGAAATTAAAGATTTACCCCTCGAGGAACGACCTATATGTCAGTATCTACCAATGATGTATAATCACCCATGTACGATATGGACAAGGTCGTCTCTCGATAATTTTGAGTGGGTACATTGTTATGCCAATGCTTTGAATGACGAGTATCATTATCGCTATGGCAAACAACACAAGTCAGTAGTAGAAGTAATAAATAAACTACCCGAACTAGAAAACACTCCTCGTCTTGGACAGACTCCGTTTGGCATGGCTATGCCAGATGAGTTGAAAGATGAAGAAGATGTTATCGGAAGTTACAGACTTTACTACCACACAGACAAGGCGACATTCGCCAAGTGGTCACACAGGGATAAACCCTACTGGTGGGACGAAGGTCTTGCTTGGTATGACCAAAGAATAACAGCAAAATGATTAAAGTAAAAAAAGGAGAGTATACTTTTACATTCAATGATGGTGTCAGTAAAGAAGATAGACTGGCAGCAATTGATAAGTATATGGAGAAACAACACTACTTCAGACAATTAATTATGAGAAAGTCTGACGGTAGTGAAGTGCATTTAGGAAATGGAGTAAGAAAGCATGGCGAAAGACATTAAACTAGAACAATTACTAGGGATAACTAAAGAACCCCTAGAAACTATGTCGCACACAGAAATGCTAAAAAATAATTTAAAAGTGCAATATGATAAGATAAGCAAAGAGATAGTATCTCTTGAAGTCGAATTAGCAGATAAAAAAGAATACCTTGCAAAGATTGAAGGTGGATTAGATGTTATTGAAGAACTTCAAAAATGATTATCATAGTTGATGATTTTTATCCAGAGCCTGAGAAAGTAAGAGAAAAGGCTTTGAAAGAATTTTTCTTTCCAGGAAGTAAAGGAAAGAATAATCTATTTCCAGGTAAGCGAAGCCAAGGAGCATTTAGTATGACTAACTGGATTTACTTACGAAATAGATATGAGAATATCTTAAACAGAAAGATTATAGATTTCCCAGTCAATAATAGCAATACGGCTTTTACACTAGGATTAGAAGAAACAAACCTACAAAAGAAACCACATCAAAACTGGGTTCATCATGACAACAGTAATATTACTGAAATCAAAGAACGAGAAAGTGGTGGAATGTCGTGGGCATCAGTATGTTATCTAAGTCCTAATGCGAAACCAGACCATGGGACAGGCTTATTTAGAGCTAGAAATACAAACAAGGTTTACAAAACAAGAGATATGAAAATTGCTCCACAAGCAGGGTTCAAAGAGTTTTGGAAACCAGACGGCATATTTGATATGCACACATACGCAGCAAACATTTATAACCGAGTTATAATGTATCCTGCAAATTATTGGCATGCTCCATTCAACGCAGGTTGGGGGCATGATAAAAAATCAGGCAGACTTGTACAAGTTTGCTTTTTTACAACGGAAAAATGAAAGATAAATTTAACGAAGAAACAGCATTAAATATGTTAAGAAATCATATTATAGGAACTTATCATAGTCATTATAGTATGAATAAAATACAATCAACGGAGTTCATTTGGGACGCAGGTCATGGGGAAGGGTTTTGCTTAGGAAATATCATAAAGTATGCTCAGCGATATGGCAAGAAGAATGGGAAAGATACCAATGATTTACTTAAGATATTACACTATGCTGTAATGTTACTAGGAAAAGAAATTGAGAATCAAGAAACACGAGAATCTAACCAAAGCGAATATAGCGAAAGTAATTGAACTATTAGAACAAGATAAACCTATAACCAAAAAGGAAGCTTGTGGTATATTAAATATTACTTATAATACAACCAGACTAGGTAAAATAATAGATGAGCATAAACTAGATATTGAAAGAACTAGTCGTATGAAAGCGAAGTTGCGTGGGAAACCTGCAACTGATGATGATATTCGTTTTGTGGTACAGCGATATATTACAGGAGAAAATGTGTCTAACATTGCCTCTAGTATGTATCGTTCTCCTGCTTTTGTAAAAAGCATAATAGAAAAGATAGGAGTTCCCATGAAGTTGCCAGAGGGTGACTACGAAGGACGAAGAAAAGCCATGCTACCAGACCAATGTGTAGCAGAGGAGTTCGAAGTCGGAGAAGTAGTCTGGGCAATTAGAAAGAACTACCCAGCAAAAATAATCAGAGAGATAACTCCAGAACATCAAGTAGCCAATGCAGGTTATGCTTGTCAAGGAGATATCACGAAAGCTGTAAATTATGTAGAAAAGTATGGCTCAAGAATGTATCAAATATACACTATTGAATCAACAGACCTAAGTAATACATTCTTTCCTCATTTAAGATATGCAGGAAAGTATTGTGTGCAGTTAGCATGTGAATTAGGTAGTTTGAAACATCTTGAGAAATATGGAGTCGATATATACAACATCTAATATTATAGTAGCTTTCTGGGTTAGTGGAGTCTTTATGGCTTACATAAGCCTGTGGATACCTGCTATGAAGATAATAAAACTTATCAACCCTAACGATCTGGCATATAGATACAGATGGATAGGTGCAATAGTATTTATTGTTTTAACAACATTAGCTCTACCACTAATGATACATATTATTTTAGTGGATAAATATAGAGAAAGATTTTTAAAGGGATTTATCCCTGCATACTTAGGGAAAAAAGATGAATAATTACAGAGAAAAATTAGTAAAAGCACTCATAAAATTTTATGAGGGTGGTATAGAAGCCCACAAAGTAAACATAGATGTTTTACTAGGTTCTCATGTAGGACTAGCAGAACATGGAGATATAATAGAGACTTTAGATGCTGAGATAGATAAGTTAGCTTCGCTAGAAGATAAACTTGAAGCACTGAAGAAACATTTCACATGAAAGTATCTCGAGAAGATGCACTAAAAGCACAGATAGCTGAGCAAAATGCTCTAATTTATCAGTTATATAAAAGGATAAAAGAGTTGCAAGATGAAACTGATACTAAAAGTAAAAAATAAAACTATTGGAGTAGTAAGAAATCCATTCGAAAAAGTAATATCAGATTACTATGCTAGTTTAAATTACATAGGATTTGATAAATGGGTAGCTAAAGAAACTCCAGAGTATCAAACTCTTTTATATAAAGACTGCGACTACATAATAAGATTAGAAGCATGGGAGCAAGACCTAAAAGATTTGGATTTAACTCCCGAAGATACATCAATTTTAGAGAGTACAAAAGTAGTATACGACTGGCAAAGTTGGTATACACTAAGAACTCGTACTATGATTGCCCAACTATATCACAATGATATAATAACCTACGGGTATACCTACTAGAAAATAGTTCTTGACTCACGGTTAAAAAGTGAGTATAATATATTATATATTTAGGAAATTATCAATGAGTGATAGATTTTATTTACAGATGAAGGAAGCAACGGGTTGGTGCCCTGGTCTCCCAGAGTCTTACAAGAAAAGGAGAAAACGAATGTCTACATGGACAGATGAAACCAAGCAAGAAGCGATTGATATGTATGTATCAGAAGAGCCAACTCCAGAGAATAGTATGGAAGTTGTTAAAAGCATAGCCGAACAGTTAGACCAAAGTCCAAACGGTGTCAGAATGATTTTAACAAAAGCAGGTGTATATGTAAAGAAAAACCCTGCAGTTAAATCTTCTGGTGGTGGAACTGGCGGAGGCAGAGTAAGTGTTGCTGCCGCTCAGGAAGAACTGACAAATGCTATATCAGACATGGGTCAAGAGCCCGACGCTGCAATAATTGGTAAGCTCACAGGGAAAGCTGCCAAGTATTTTGCTGACTTGTTAAACAAACTTAACGATTAACTACCCCTGAAAAGTGGGGGAGGCAACTCTCCCACGATTTTTTACATCTAAAATAAAGACCTCAGAAAGTGAACCATTAAGGGACGGTAATAGATATTAACAACCCTAAGGAAACGGAATGAAAAAAGAGGATTTTGAAAAAACTGTAGATGATGCAGGCGATGCTATCATCACATATCGAAGTCAAAATAGTCGTAGATTGAAGTACAATGTATGCACTATGGATTTTGATAATAAATATATACAGTCTAAAAGAAACAGGGCAAAACCTAATGGTACTCAAGTATTATTATTTTGCTGGGATACTGACTCATTTAGATTGCTACAACCCAAGAATGTAACTTCCATTGTCCCACTAGCGAGGATATTGAAAAATGATAGAGTTACATAACGCGGCACCTGTATACGAAAAAGAAATACATCACAATGAAGACAAAGGTGAAAAAACTTTTGTTATGATAAATACTTTTCGTGGTACAGAGTATCTTCATATAAGAAAATATTATTTAGATTTTAACGAGGAATGGAAGCCCACAAGGGACGGTATAGCTATGCCCTTAGACTTTGATAATAGTCGGGGAATTTTTGAAGCGATGGTAGAAATACTATCTATATCAGAAGTAAAAGATGTTTTAGAAGTACACTTCAAAGACATACTAGACAAGATATATCTATAGACTTAAAAAATAGTTCTTGACATCACCTTAAAATTCGAGTATAATATATAAATGAATGAAAAACTAGAAACATACCTACGCAAATGCAATGAAGCATATGCTAACGGCACTCCTATTATATCTGATGAAGTATATGATAGATTAGTAGAGAACACATCTCTTGCAGACGAGGTTGGTGTGTCTACAGACGAGCAACGATACAAACATCCGTTTCCAATGTATTCGTTGCAAAAGGTCTTTAGTGGAGAGGACGAGGAACCTGATTGGGTATCCTCGCAACCTCACATTATGACTGCAAAATTAGATGGTGCTGCTGTTTCTATAACATACTTGGACGGGGAACTACAACGCGCTCTTACTAGAGGTGATGGTAAACAAGGTTTAGACATTACTGAAAAGGTAAGTTACTTAGTGCCAAGACTAATCAAATTGAAAGGTCTTGTACAAATAACAGGAGAGGTTGTAGCTCCCAAGTCCATTTCTAACGCAAGAAATTATGCTTCAGGTAGTTTAAATCTGAAAGACATAAACGAGTTTCAAACGCGTGACCTTACCTTTATTGCTTACGGACTACAGCCTCACTTTAGTGAAAGCTGGGCTAGTGATTTGCTAGAATTAAGTAAGAGTGGTATAGAGGTAATCACGCTATCCGATTATGGACAGTTTCCTCAGGACGGTAAAGTTGTAAGAGCCGACAATAACAAATATTTTGAACAATTAGGTTACACATCACACCACCCCAGAGGAGCCTTCGCCATTAAGGTTAGACAAGCAGGAGTCGTTACTAAATTATTAGATGTTGAATGGAATGTCGGTAAGTCTGGTGCGGTTTCTCCAGTAGCAATACTAGAGCCTTGTATTATCGGTGAAGCAACTGTTTCAAGAGCAACTCTACACAATATAGGATATATTGAAGCTCTTGACCTAGAGATAGGTTGTAATGTAGAAGTCATACGGAGTGGAGAAATAATACCAAGAATAGTGAAACGAGTATGAAATTTAAAGTAGGAAAGTGGACATTTACTTGGGAACAACCTGATGAAAGAACTTTGATGATTCACAAAGAAACATCGTTCTCTATACTGTCAGGATTAATTACACAAGCTCCTTTAGTATTTTTTACAAACTGGTTTATGTTAGATGTAATGATGATAGATAACTCTTTTACCATAACATCAGTAAACATAATTTTATTAACTATTGTAGGATATGTTAGAGTATTCTACACAAGAAAATATTTTTCAGATAGATATGATAAAGACAATAATAAAACACTATGATGAGTTAACAACTGATGAGCTATATAGAATTATTCAGTTACGAATCGATGGTTTTATAGTAAAAAATAAAGTATGTTATCAAGACTTAGAGGCATACTACGATAAGAATAGTTATTGGTTTATGCACTATGATGTAGTTCTAGGCATAGAGCCACAGCTTATGGTAGGCACTAATTCGCTATGCACAACGAAAGTATTCACAGGTAGCGATGGAACAGAATATCGTTATCCTGCTTTCCGTAGACAGGCATGGCTTGACGCATACAAAGGTGGGTGTTCTACTCACGATTTAGAAATAGGTAAAGATTTTTGTATAAAAACTTTTGGTAGTCCTAACATGATGTTAGAGATTACTTATAAAGACGGCAAGCAACCATTCTTAGATTTTGGTTGTGAAGAAGTAGGATATAACATTGATGGAGCAGGACGAGAAAACTGGATTTTCGTTTATAAAACAACCAGGTCTAATTAATATAGATGTAACTGGTTTATGTAATAAAACTTGTAATTACTGTCCAAGGAGTTCAGGATATCCTAATCAAAAAGAGTATATGTCTTGGGAACTTTTTAGGAAGTTCGTATTAGATTTAGAATATTATACAGGCATAGTAGATTTTACAGGGCGTGGAGAGAATAGTTTACACCCTGACTTTGGTTTACTAGTAAAACTTTTACATCACCCAAGTAGAAAGTATAAAACTCGTATAATAAGTAATGGTTATAAACTAAAAAGTAGAATACATTACTTTGATGAGTTCGATACAATTATAATAAATAGCTATGACAGTAAAGAAAAGATGGAAGAAAGAAGAAAAATATTACCACGAGCAACACATAGATATTGGAATCAAAATATGAAACCTGAAGAATGGGGAGAAACTCCGATACAAGTAAGTAATCGAGCTGATATATTCAACAGAATTGCAACTGATACTTCAGAAATAGATTCCCCCTGTACCTTTCCATCTGTCAAAATATGGGTACATTGGGACGGAACAATTCAGAAGTGTTGTAATGACTGGACTAACTCAGAAATATATGGTAATATAAAAACAGAAAACATACTAGATGTATGGAAAAGCAAAAGATTTAGAGAACTACAAGCACAATTACTAGCAGGCAACAGAAGATATAGTAAGACCTGTAGTATGTGCAATAGAGGATTAGATAAAGCAGATAAAAAGAGATTGAAATGGTTGACCAAAAAACAGATTGTATAGTAAATTTGAGTGGAGGATTTGAGTGTCTTTCTGCTCTTTGGTATGCAAAAGAAAAAGGATTCAACCCTATATGTCTAGCTTTATACAATCCAAATGCTAAGGGTAAGTTTGCCCAAGCAGAATTAGTAGCAGCACAGAAACAAGCAGATTATTTTGGTGTAGATTTGATAGTAGATGAAAGTACAATACCACAAGAATCAAATTCAAATAATTATCCTGTGCTACAACATCAATCAGCAATAGCCCAGTTAATAGTAGGCAACCCTAAAGTTAAATTTAAATATATAATTTGGGGAGCAAACGCTGATGATTCATTTAGACAAAGACTGCAACTAAGATATCCATTTAGAGCAATGAAAGCAGGTATGAGTAGACAACTAGACCTACATGGATTGCAGCCAAGAGAAGTTTTAAACTGCCCTATAAACTTGTTTCCATTTGAATGGTTAACAAAGTCAGAGGTAGTTGCAATTCTACATAGAGCTAATAAAGAATTATTAGATTTAGTGTGGACTTGTAATGGTGAGTTCAAAGATGATACTCCATGTGGTAAATGTACAAAATGTTTAGAGTGGAAATACGCTAGACATGTAGCATGGAAGTCTCAACTTAAACAACAGGAAGGTTATGTCAGGAGTATATAATCAAACTTATTTTAACAACCACCCTTTAGAAAAAGAAAGAGAGGGTGTATTGTATGGCGTTGTATTGGTGAATCAAAAAACATGGGAACGAGAAACTATAAAAGTAGGTATCGCAAGCGGAAAAGACTGGCGGCATGTCGTCAAAAGAGGGCGTGGCTTCACTCACTACGAATTAAGAATTCAAAGAACATGGAGCGGGACAATCTACGATTGCTGGAGATGGGAACAGAAACTTCACAAGAAGTATCAAATGGACAGACACAAGACAGCACATAAGTTTGGTGGACATACAGAGTGCTTTATAATGACGAGTAAAATATTGGAGGATTTTCCGAAGAAGAATGAAATATTTAGGGATTAGTGAAGGATTTCACGATGCTGCATGGGCAGTAGTAGAAGATGGTGAGTTAAAGTTTGCAACTCATAGTGAACGATATACTCGTATAAAAGGGGATAAAAGATTACCAGCTGGTTTTGGGATAAAGCCAGAGGAATATTCTATATATTATGAAGATGTAGAATTAAAAAATAGAAGGAGAGCAGAATATGGACTTTCGGACAAGATTGCAGCTTTTGAGACAGATACCTATGTCGGACATCATGAAGCTCACATGGCTGCTGCTTATTATACTGCTCCTTTCATACCTGATGCGACTGTAGTTGTAGATGCAATAGGCGAATACGATACAGCAAGTATATGGGTGAACGGACAGAAAGTTTGGAGCAAGCAATATCCATGGTCACTAGGATTATTTTATAGTGCAATAACTAAGCGTATAGGACTAAAACCTAACGAAGATGAATATATAACAATGGGTATGGCAGCGTTTGGAGAACCTTGTATAGATATGTATGGTATAGACCGAGAATATTTACACACAGGACTTCCACTTAAGAAATGGTTTTGGAATAGACCAGTAGATATTGCTGCTTCTGCACAACTTTTCTTCGAACAAGAACTAACAAAGATATTTTTAGAAGCCCGTAAGTATGGAAATAAAATTGCATACGGTGGTGGTTGCGCACTAAATTGTGTAGCAAATTCTAAAATGGCAGACTTGTTAGACCAACTGTGGATATTTCCAAACCCAGGTGATGCAGGGTCAGCTCTTGGAGCTATACTTGCACATACACAGGAAAGATTAGATTATACCCATACTTTTTGGGGTTATAATATAGAGGGAGAACTAAACCCTAATAAAGTAGTAGAAGAATTATTAAACAACAAAGTTGTAGGAGTAGCAAATGGAAAAGCGGAGTATGGACCTCGCGCGCTCGGTAATCGTTCTCTGCTTGCTGACCCTCGTTACAACATCAAAAATAAAGTCAACAATATCAAGCGACGACAAAAGTTTCGTCCTTTTGCCCCAGCGATACTCGAAGAGTCTTATGACGACTATTTCGTAGGACATGCAAATGAATATATGCAGTTTGTATCAGTGGCAAAACATGATTACGATAGTGTGACACATGTTGATGGTACTAGTAGAGTACAGATTGTAAAAGACGATGGCAGCAATCTTAGAAGAGTTTTAGAGTGCTGGTATGAGGTTACTGGTTGCCCTATGTTATTAAACACAAGTCTTAACATCAAAGGGCAGCCAATAGTTAATACAGAGCATGACGCTATGGAGTTTGAAAAGAAGTATAAAGTAAAAGTACTATGATAATTACAGAAGATAAAATATTACGACAAATGTCCAAAGAGTTTACAGGGACTAACGAAGAATTGAAAGAAACTGTTGAACTAATGGACGAGATGATGCAAAAACATAATGGTATAGGAATATCTGCAATACAGGTAGGAGTACCTATACGAGTGTTTTTAGCGGGCAAACCTTCAGAGTTATTTATTAATCCTAGAATAGTAGAAAAGAGTTCTATAATGAAACAGGATTGGGAAGGTTGTTTAAGTTGCCCAGATTTACAAGTAAGAGTTAAAAGGTCACATAGTGTTGTGATGGAATATCATACATTTAATTCAGATGGAGAATACATAGTAGTCAAAAGAAAATTTAAAGGATTTGATGCTAGAGTTGTTCAGCATGAGTTTGACCACTTAAACGGAATACTAATAACAGACAAAGGCAAAGTAGTACGAGCATGATATATTGGAATGGGTGTAGCTTTGTTCAAGGCGCAGAGAATGAGTTTCAGCATCAATTCCCTACATTAGTAGGAAAACATTTTCATAGCGACTGGTGGAGAAACTCCAAAGTAGGTGGCAGTAATGATAGAATTTGGCGAACTACTATGGACGATATGATTAGAAAACCAGCTGACCTAGTAATTATAGTATGGTCAGGAATAAATCGTTTTGAATATCTCACAAAAGAAAACATTTGGAGAAGTGCAGTATGGATTAACCACGCTTTCAATAAGTATACTTTAGAAATGCACCCAAAAAGTGAGATACATTTTCACCCTGACATGACACTAGACCAATGGAACGCAATACAAGGCATGGGAACAAAAGTCAGAAGTATGAGAAGTAATGTCATAGAAACTATGAATTATATGATTAGTCTAAAGTATTTTTTAGAAGCTAAAAGAATTCCTTATTTATTTTATAACATGTCAGATGGTCAGATAAAGTGGGCAAGGAAAACATTAAATGATGACAAGCAAGAAGGTGCTAATATAGTTTGGAAAACAGAACACATGAGAGAAAAAGATTACTATGCTGAACTACCCTTCTTGGAGGAAGAAGCTTTTTACGATATGTGCAAAAAAGCAAAGGTGCCATTCGGACCAAAAGACCACCCACTAGAGGAAGGGAATAGGTTGATGGCAGACAGAATAATAAAGGATATATACAAACATGAATACGATAAAATTATTACTTAGTAAAATAGAAGCGTTATGGTTCTATCTAAGACATCGTTGGTCTTATGAAGAAGATACTCACATCTACGAGGAGGACTAAATTTTAGTCTTAACTTTTGGTAGCAATTTCAAAAATAGTTCTTGACACAAGCCCAAAAATTATATATAATATATTATATATTTGAGAGAGAGAAGAAGAAGTGAAACAAATTATACCACCAACTGTTTGTCCCGCTTGTGGTTCAAACCTAGAGTTAGTAAACGAACAGTTATTTTGTAGAGACACATCGTGTCCTGCACAATGGGATAAGAAGTTAGAAGGCTTCACTTCAACCCTCAAAATAAAGGGCTTTGGCCCTTCAACGATAAATAAATTGCAAATCGAAAGCTATGCTGAAATTTATCAACTTACTGTAGAAGAAATACAGAGTAAACTGGGTAGTCAAAAGATTGCTGAAAAATTAGTCGTAGAACTTGAAAAGTCGAAGTCAAGTAAACTTCAAGACCTACTTCCCGCTTTTAGCATACCCCTAATTGGTCGTTCTGCTTCTGCTAAGATATGTAGTGTAGTATCTCATGTAGAAGAAATAAACGAATCAACTTGTAGCAAGGCAGGACTTGGACCAAAAGCCACAGAGAATTTACTCAACTGGTTGGAGACTGAGTACTATCCAGAGTCTTACAAAGACAACTTACCGTTCAATTGGAAAAATAGAATATTAGAAAAGAAAGAGGTCACAGGTGTCGTATGTATAACAGGAAAGTTGAAAAGTTACCCTACAAAGGCTCATGCCCAAAAGGTATTAGAAAGCAAAGGATTTGTAGTTAAATCAAGTCTGACAAAAGACTGTACTCACTTAATAAATGAGTCTGGAATTGAGTCAGCAAAAACACAGACAGCTCGTGACCGAGGTGTCATTATAATAAATAATATAGTGAAATTTTTAGGAGAATAAAAATCATGGCATTACCAAAATGGACTGATGAAAGAACACAACAATTAACAGATTTTGTTGGGTCAGAAAGCCCTGTTTCACAGGCAACAGTTGCTAACGCAGCTGACGAGTTAGAAACTTCTGTTAGATCAGTAAGTTCTAAATTAAGAAAAATGGGATTCGATGTTGAGTTAGCATCTGCTTCACAAAGCAAAGCTTTCTCTGATGAGCAAGAATCTACATTAGCAAACTTCGTACAAGACAATAGCGGTCAGTATACATATGCTGAAATCGCTTCAAACTTTGAAGGTGGAGCATTTAGTGCAAAATCAATTCAAGGCAAAATCTTGTCAATGCAACTTACAGAGCATGTTAAACCTGCTCCTAAAGTTGAGACAGTTAAGTCTTACAACGAAGATGAAGAAGCAACATTTGTTAACATGGTTAACGATGGAGCATATATTGAGCAAATCGCAGACAGCCTAGGCAGAAGCGTTAACTCAATTAGAGGTAAAGCATTATCCCTACTTAGAGCAGGCGAAATCAATGCTATACCTAAGCAAGAGCATGTAACAGGTAACAGTAAAGCTGACCCTTTAGCAGACATGGATATTTCTGAAATGTCAGTTGAAGATATTGCTGATGAAATCGGCAAAACTGTAAGAGGCGTGAAAACAATGCTTACAAGAAGAGGCTTACAATGTGCTGATTACAATGGCGCAGCTAGAAAAGAAATAGGTTAATAACTTATTTTTTCACAGCGGGTAGGCTTTTCTAGTCTATCCGCTTTTTTGTTTGGGAGAGCAATTAGTGACTTTAGAAAGTGCATTATTAAAACAGATAATTGAACATAGCGAATTTGGGACATGGAATAGTCTCAAGGAACACTATTTGCCTGAAGGTGAGTACCGAAAATTATGGAAAATAGTTGATAAGCATGTTCATAAATATCATGCACTTCCCAGCTTCGAAGACCTCAAACTAGAGATTCGTTCTAGGGAATTACAAGAAAAAGTATTTGCGATAGAGACTGTGGACACAGATGTTCCAGCGGAAATACTTTTAGATTATCTAAAGAATCAATTTACTCAAAATGAAATACTTCACAGAGTCGAGAGCTTTGTAGAAAATCAGATTGCGATAGGAGATGCTCGTGAGAACATTGACTTATTACAAGAGATAGTAGTTCAAGTCGAAGACCAAGTCGAGACTTCAAACGACAATGAAAGTATGGAAACTATTGAGTTATTTGATAGTGAGGAGGACTTAGCTAAGTTCCTTCCACTAGGTCTGAATCAAGAGTATGATTTAGACTACACATTCTCTCCCAAAGACTTGGTCGTTATTGGCGGACAGCGTGGTGGAGGTAAGTCTTTTACCTGTTGTAATGTAGCAGTGGCTGCTCAACAGAAACAAAAGTCAGTACTATACTTCACAATAGAGATGGATAGTAGACAAATCCTTCAAAGAGTTTGTGCTATTGCCACAGGAGTTCCTACTAATCGTGTTAAAACTAAAAATCTTTCTCCTCTGGAGTGGGATAAAGTTGCAGAATGGTGGGCTGATAGATTTAAAAATGGTAGTGATGCCTTGACTAATTTTAAAGGTCATCGTGATTTCGATAAGTTCCATTATGAGCTTACTCGTAATCCACTAGCAGAGAATCCTCAGATAGATGTATTCTATGACCCTGCTCTTACAGTTGCTAAAGTTATTAGCACAGTAAGACAAAAGCAAGCACAGCTCCCAGATTTAGGAATGGTAATTGTAGACTACTTAAACCAAGTTAGACGCCATAACGCCCCGGGTCGCTCAGGTCAATACGACTGGACTGAACAGATAGAAATATCTAAAAGTCTAAAAACACTTGCGCAAGAAACCAATATCATGGTTGTATCTGCGTTCCAAACAAATGAAAAAGGTGAGGCTAGATTCTCCAAAGGTATCCTTGACGCTGTTGATGCAGCTTATAGTGTACAGCATTGGGGAGACGCAGAGCCTTGTATTAAGTTCAAATGTGATAAAATGAGAAATGGAAAAGCAGAAACCTTTGTGTCCGAAATGAATTGGGACACACTAAAGATTGGACCACATACTGCGCTTGACCCAGATGAAAAAGCCGAATTAAAAGAAACAATGACAACAGGCGAAGATACATATGATTTATAGGGGGTGTAGCTCAGTTGGGAGAGCGACTGCCTTGCACGCAGTAGGTCGCAGGTTCGACCCCTGTCACCTCCACCAGTTTAGGAGAACACATGGCATACGATAGAGTAAGTAGAGAAACTGCCGAACTAGTACCATTACCACCACATACTTGGTATGTAAGAACAGTAGGGTGGCTACTAGAACAAGAAAAAGTACAAGAGAACATAAGAAATGTACCAGAAAATAAACCACTAAAAGAAGCATTAATAAAAGAGGGCATACGGTCACCGTTTTTATGTATGCCAAACTGGTACCCGATTGCAGGTAGTCAAAGACTAAGAGTTTTAGCAGACATACCTGAACTGCACGATAGAGAAGTAAGAGTGTGCAAATTTGATAAAGATTGGTGGTTATTATATTATTTATGGGGTGACAAAGAATTTAGAGACAAAGCAATAGCTATCTGGTTTCAGATGGCAGAATTAGTATGGAAGTCTATGTATTACGAAGACGACCCATCATTTTTAGAACATGAAAAATTAGGAGATGAATTACCATGGAAGCACAAGAAAAATTTAAAGTAAACGGACAAGTAATAATCTTAGCAGATGTACCACCAGGACTGTTTGGTGACGGTAAGTTTACTGGAGCTGACCAATATAGAAATATTCACACAGGAGAAACATGGAATGTTGATGGTAGTATAGCACATGTTTGCTACAATGCAGATATAGCTGAAGCTCCTGGAAACGAAATAAGTATTCTTGCTCCAACACACCCTGGAACCGAAGCCCATAATCATATAGATTGTTGGAGAAGACAACATTTCATAACACACTCAATTGTAGATACCATAGATGATTCTATGAATCAGAATCAAATAATCTGTTGGGATAGTCATGATGGTAGTGTATTTATGGTTGTACATGAGGAAGGGGTAGGATATGTCCAAAGCTGTGGTACAGCAGCAGTAGCTGTAGCTAAGTACACAGGCAAGGATATAATTAAGTGTCATGGAGGAGAATATACAATAACTAGGAACGGCTACACTTGGAATGTAAAAGCCAAGTATGTGGAAAATAGTTCTTGACAAAAACTTAAAATTTTGATATAATATATATAATTATGATAGCCGAAGATTTATTAAAAGAGAAAGGAATACATTATCAGATAAGTGGTAAGGACGCTAAGATTCATTGTCTTAATCCTGAGCATGATGATACCAACCCTTCGATGAGAGTGGATAGAGTTACAGGAATATTTCATTGTTTTTCCTGTGGTTTTAAAGGTAATTTATTTACACATTTTGGACAACCATCAAGCCCACTAGAAGTAAAACTTCATAGAATAAAAGAAAAGATACAAAAAGTTAAAAGCGAAACTGTCGGAATTCAACTCCCGAAAGATAGATTGGAGTGGAGAGGTGGGTTTTCGAAACATATCTGAGGAGACCTTGCGTATATGGGACGCGTTTACTTGGAATGTACCCCAATTCGAAAATCGTATCATCTTTCCAATCCGAGATATTACAGGTAAGACAGTTTCATTGATAGGTAGAAGTCTGGACGATTTTAGTACGAATAAGTACTATATCTACCCACCAGGAGCGGAAATGCCGTTCTGTCCAGCAAAGGTAAAACCTATTCAAAATAGAGTTATATTAGTTGAGGGTATATTTGATGCTCTCAATCTTTGGGACAAAGGTCTCAAAAATACTGTGTGCTGTTTTGGTACACAGCAAGTGAGTTGGGTCAAACTAAGTCTACTCAAACTTCAAGGAGTTTCTGGACTAGACATTATGTTTGATGGGGACGAGGCGGGTAGACAAGCAGCCGAGAAGGCAAAAGATTTAGCAGAAAAACTAGAGATGTCTGCAAGGGTAGTAAAACTACGAGATAATGTAGACCCAGGCAATCTAGTACAATCAGAAATAGAAAGATTAAAAGGAAGATTATATGGCAGTAGCACTAATTGAAACAACAGCGAGTAGTATAAACTACAATAAATATTTTAAGTTTGAATTTGATAGATTCGCTTTATGTAGTGATTCTAGCAAACGAAAAATTCTCAAAAAAGATGTCGATATCGAAATCGATGAAAATGCGTACGATTACCTCATTCTTGTAGGGTCAGACGCTTTTAAATTTTTTACAAAAAAGACATCAATAACAGAGTACAATGGAAAAATAATTGATGATAAATATTTGCCATTACTCAACCCTGCTATGATGAAGTTCAAACCAGAGGCAAAGAAAGCAATCGAAGAAGCCATCGATGACATTCACAAGTATGTAAGCGGAGAATTGACACAGAAAAAGATAGGCGAAGATAGATGTTATGGAATCACAGACAGTAAAGACCTATACATATTTTTAGAGAAAGCACTTGATTCAGAATATGACTTCATAGCACTTGACTCAGAGACATCAGCGTTATACTGTAGAGATGGTTATATGCTAGGCTTCTCAATGAGTTATGAGCCAGAGCATGGCGTTTATGTAGATTGTGATTGTATAGATGAAAAAGCAGAAAAGCTTATGCAAGAACTATTCGATAAGAAAAGAGTAGTCTTTCACAATGCTAAGTTTGATTTACAATGGTTTCAGTATCATTTCAACTTCAAGTTTCCAAACTTTGAAGACACAATGCTAATGCATTATATGTTTGACGAGAACCCAGGAACACATGGACTGAAAACACTTGCACTTAAGCACACAGATTATGGCGATTATGAGGCAGAGCTTAGTACATGGATTACAGATTTTAGAAAACGAACAGGCATACTCAAAGATTCTTTTGATTACAGTATGATACCATTCGATGTAATGGTACACTATGCTGCGATGGACGCCATAGTAACTTTTCTACTGTTTCAAAAGTTTGAGGCAGCGATAGTAAAGAATGAGAAACTTACATGGGTATATAAGAATATACTAATTGAAGGTTGTAGATTCCTTTCACAAGTAGAGAACAATGGTGTACCATTCGATAGTTTCAGACTAGAGAAAGCGCAGAAGATAATGCAAGAAGATATTGATACAGCAGTAGAAAAACTACAAAGTTATCCTGAAGTGAAAGCATTTATCAAAGCTAAGGGTGGATTTAATCCAAACTCAACAGTACAATTACGAAGTCTTTTATTTGACTACATTGGTCTGACCCCAACGGGTAAGAAAACTGGAACGGGTGCAGACAGTACTGATGCTGAGAGTTTACAGAAACTTGCAGACAAACATGAGATTCCTGCCCTGATTTTAGAAGTTCGACAAAAGGTAAAGATTAAGACTACTTACTTAGATAAGATTATTCCTAACTTAGACATGGACGGTCGTCTGAGAACAAACTTTAATCTACATGGTACAACTAGTGGTAGATTGAGTAGTAGTGGTAAACTGAATATGCAACAGCTTCCGAGAGATAATCCAACTGTCAAAGGTTGTATCAAAGCCAAGGAAGGCAATGTAATCGTGGCAATGGACTTAACAACAGCAGAGGTATATTGTGCCGCTGTATTGGCAGATGATAAAAACTTAATGAAAGTATTCAAAGACGGAGGAAACTTTCACTCAACGATTGCAAAACAAGTATTTAGACTACCAGGTGAGGTAGAAGATGTCGCTAAACATTTCAGTATCGAAAGACAACAGGCAAAAGCCGTAACATTCGGTATTATGTATGGAGCTGGCCCTGCAAAAATCAGTGAGCAAGTTACCAAAGACTCTGGTAAATACTTTAGTCCTGCAGAAGCAAAGGGTGTCATTGATGATTACTTTGAGGCTTTTCCAAAACTAAAAGCATGGTTATCTAACACACAGAAGTTTATACAAGCAAATGGATTTATATACTCACATTTCGGCAGAAAAAGAAGACTACCGAATGTATTTAGTAGTGATAAAGGTATTGCATCACATGAAGTTAGGTCTGGCGTGAACGCACTTGTTCAGTCAGTAGCTTCAGATGTCAACTTACTAGGAGCTATTGATATGCAGAAGTATATCATACAGACTGGTATGAAAGCAAAGATATTTGCACTTGTTCATGACTCCATACTTGCAGAAGTTCCCGAAGATGAGGTAGAACTATACAGCAAAAAATTATTAGAGTTTGTACAAAGAGATAGAGGACTATCTATACCGGGCGCTCCTATAGGGTGTGATTTCGATATAGGTGGTGACTACAGTATGGGTAAGTTTGAAAAGTTCTATGATTTGGCATGATGAAAAATTAATATTTGTTCATATACCAAAATGTGGTGGTACATCTATTAGACGAGCTATGCAAGCTAAAGTACCTGGCAAACATTTAAATAGAACTTGGATTCATGGTTGGAAAACTTTTATAAAACCTAACCTATGGAATCAACATGCTACATATGACCAGTATGCACTTACTTTTAGAGACTATACATTTTGTACACAAGTAAGAAATCCATATGCTAGATTTGAAAGTATGTGGAAACATTGTATTAGAATTGGTCTGACTACAAAAGAATTTTATGAATGGGGTAATCGAACAATAGACGCACTAGCAGTAGGAGATTGGGAACTTGCTTGTGACGAAGAAAAGAAAGAACTAATATTAGGGTACTATTACAATAGAAATGATATACCTAGTCTACTCTTTCAACCACAATGGCGATGGGTTAGAAGTCCTGTAAAGGTATTTAAGCTAGAAGATATGAACTTATGGGAATATTTAAAACTAGAACCAATACATGAAAATAATTCACATAGAGATACAAGAGTGACTTCAAGAGAAATAGTATGGTCACAAGAACTAAGAGATAAGGTATATGAAGTCTACAGGGAAGATTTTAGAAAATTTAGATATTGATAGTATTATATTTTCAGGCGGTGGTATAGAGTCTGCTGCAGCTGTGGTATGGGCAAAAGAAAAAGGTCTGAATCCACTAGTAGTATCTATATCAATAAATAATAATGATGCAGTAAAACAAATGACATTGGCATCAAAAAAACAGGCAGAATATTTTGGATTTCCACATTTTGAATATGTAAATACTGTCCCGATGGCTAAACAAAATGCTAATGTAACAGATACAGGTTTAGATTTAACAGTAAGATTAATATTAGGAAATCCACAATGGGGTATAAAATATATAATAACAGGTACTAACTCTGAAGATAGTCTTCAGCAAAGAGTACAAGTAAGACAACTTCAAAGAGTGCTACTAGCGA